GAGCCGAGATCCTGCGCGGCCTGGTTATTTTGCTCCGTCACCTCTTTAACAACGTTGCCGGTTTCCCGTTGTGATGCTTGAAAAGACTCCTGCAGTCTTCCCATCTGCTGCATGTACTGAACAGCGTTAATGCTACCAGTGGCATAGGCGAGGTTAAGGGTGCCCAGATCTTGCGCATACTGCCGGGCTTCTCGACGGTTGGGGGTGATGCGATCCAAGAGGGATTGGTAGGCATCGCCCAGCGTGTTGTTGGCGTTAGCGGCGTCGCGGGCGGCAGCGGCTGAGGTGCTGTTGGCGTCGCCTAGCTCAGTGGTGGGTGGAATGATGTCACGGGTCGTGCGCTCTAACTCCTCCAGCTTCTTATCAATCTCTGCCACTGAGCCACCAGCGGCTTCAATCGCTTGGCGGGCTTCTTGTAGCTCCAGCCTTAAATCTCGCAGCTTTTGCTGGGCTTCGCTGTACATGCCCATGCCAAAAGCGTCATGGCCACCCACAGCATCCCATTGCTCTTGCTCATCCGCGACGACTTGCTGTTGGCGGTTAACCTCCATCGCTAGCCGTACCTGCTGGAATTGCTGAAACTGGCGTTCAGCCTCTAGCATCGCTCTGGCATTTTTCAGCGCCGCTTCTGAATTAGCATCCAGCGCGCTGGTCATGTCATCAACGCGATCGGTGGCAGACTGCACCTTTGGCGCCACCAGCCCGAGTTCTTCACGAAAATAGTAAATAGCACTACCAGCGAGTACGGCAGCGCCCAGCGGCCCACCTACAAGCGCTAACGCTCCGGCACCCGCCCGCGCAGCAACGGCCATGCCTTGCGCCGCCACCGTGCTACGCGCCATAGCAGCGCTGTTGGTATTGACGGCCGCCGCATGGGCGGCCTCGGCACCGATAGCACGCTGGTTCGCCGCGGCCATCTGGTTAATTGCTTTAGTGCGCAACGTGGTATTGCCAGTGGCTGCGGCAATGGCGCGAGCGTTATCGTAGGCGCGCTTGGCGGCGGCTTGTTCTGACAACGCCGCGCGCAGCGTTTCGGCTGCTTTCGCTTTTGCGGCAGCGGTGGCGGCCACATCTGCTTGTGCTTGCGCATAGGTGGCCGCGATATTGGCGGTAATCTTCGTTGCGCTTGTGGCAAAGGCCGCCGCATAACGGCCTGCCATTAAAGCGGCCAACACGGCGGCTCCATCGGTTACCCGATCTATGATGACGCTGGCACCGCCCATTTCCTGAATGAACTCTGTTAAACCACCTACCGCCTCCGCGAGGTCGGGGCCCAGGTCAGCGGCAATTTGGTTTTTAAACCCATCCATGGTGCCGCTAAGCTGCGCCATCGCCCGGTTAGCTTGTACTGCGTTTTCAATGTCCACCTGGGACATTGCCACGCCTAGCGCCTGCGCTTCATTGGTGTATTCGCGCAGTAGCGCCGCGTTATTATCCAGCAGCGGCAGCAATCGGGTGGCATCGTTACCCAGGCGCTCCAGGTAAGAGATTTTCTCGCCACGGGTTTCTAGGGTGCTAATGGCTTCCGAAATACGCAGCAGCTGCTGGTCTGGCGAGAGCCGTTTCATTTCCTCAATATTCAGGTTGAGGTTTTCAAACAGCGCCGCAGCCTCGCCTGTACCTTCGGCGGTAAATTCACCGATCCGCTCGGTCACGTCCTTGAGAATATCGCCTATTTGACCTTGAGACAGACCCGCTTGCTGAGCGGCATAATCCCAGGCTTGTAGCTCCCCGGTCGCGACACCAATGCTTTGAGCGAGAGAATCCGTATCTGCAATGAGCTGAGCTTGCTGAATAATGCTGTTCGCACCAAACGCGGTGGCCATCGCAGCCGCCACACCCACCACGTTGGAACGCAGCGCCTCTAGTCCACGGCTGGCGTCGTTTGCGCCGGTATCAATCTCTCGTAGTTGCTGGCCTGCGCGGGAGGCATCCGAGCCAAACTGCTTGGATTGGCGCGCGCCCCGGTCAAAGCGCTGGTTGAGCCTGCCGAGCTCGTCCTCGGTGGCCTTAATGGCCCGAATGCCACCACTGGCATCCCCGGTGATAATTAAACCAGTTTTATAAGTTTTAGCCATGCAGCCACCTCAAATTACGGGCATTAAAAAACCCGCACGCGGCGGGCTTTTTTTAAATCTGGAATATATTTAGGTGCAGCTATTGACCGCATCTCTTAATGGCTGCCGCATCATTTGGACTCGCTGGAAAAGATTAACAGCGCTACCACTAGCCTGCTCTTCGATCACTAAAACATCATCGGTGCCAGCCATGCTGTGAAATGTAGTTAAACGATAACCCTCTGCGGTAGGCGCAATACTGACTGAAGGATTAAAGTCTTGCCACAAAGGGCCGACGCACTCCACGTATTCTTGAGGCGACTTTTCAGTGACCGTTGAAATAACGGGGTCGCCTCTCATCAGACCTTGCGGACTAGCGCAGCCAGCTAAAAAGCCCGCGCCAACAACCACCAGTAACTTCTTCCTCATTGGCTCTCTCCGTACCAACTCGCCTGCCTTCGTGATCAACTTCGACAATATCGCCGCATCCTTCGCAGAGCATTGTTGCTGTCTCCCCGCGCTTACAAAGCCCGCCTGCGTATTTTGCAGTCTCGGGGCCTAGATAGCGAATCGAGCAATCTAAGCAATATTCAGCCACGACAAATTCCCCGTTGAGTCACCCCAACAGGGAACGTAGCGCAATAGGTTAAGTTTGGCTAGGGGCTTACCGCGCCGACAGCACGTTTTGAATATGCGCCAGCTTCTCTGATAGATGACGGCCCTTGATACCGCGCAGCTCGCAAAGGTGTATCAGGGCTTTGAACTCCTCTTGCGCGTTAGCAATGCTGGCTATTTGAAGCGTGGCGCCGGTGCGGGCGGCTTCGCTAAGCTGCGCCAGCAGGCGGCGAAGATCTGAATGGTACCCGGCATCCATCCCCACCAGTTGATGCTCTTTCCATTTATCCCATTGCTGGGCTAGCGGGTAATCGATCACGGCGGCGGCAGGTGCTGGCAGCGTTTGCCGAGCGAGGTAATCGCCTTCGATGATCTTGTGGGTTTCGCGTTCGATGCTGTCTTGCACGAACATCATGGCGCGGTCGATCTGTTCCTGGCTGGCTTCTTCAATCGTGCTCACGCCCAGGTAGCCATTCACCAGCTTCCACATGCCTGCATAGTCGGCGGCTTCGCCTTGGGCGCTGCGCAGGTTAGCGAGAGTGCGAACGGCTCGGTTGAGCGGCTTGCGGTCTTCCACGCTGGTAGGTGCGCGGCCTAGCTTCTCCGCCATCCAGTTGAAGGCGTTGATGTAGGCGACTTTTATCTGCGCAGCCTTATGACCGGTGAAGCCCATCACAAGAAACATGAAACCGTCTTTATCCATTTCTACTACGCGGGATTCACGCTTGGCACCTTGGCCTAAAGTGACGGTTTGAACATCAGCCCAAAAATGGGCTGATGTAAATTCCTTATGGCAATCAAGCTCATCAATCTTGCGAAGCACGTGCGTATGGCGTTTACCAAACGCTTCTGCAACTTTCAGTGAGGTGGTACGCAAGGCACCCTGAACCGACTTGATGAAGTCTTCAGGGCTATTTGAAATCTGGGTAGTAGTAATCGCTGTCATGGTGAGACTCCTTTTGCTTGGCAAAGAGTCCGCCACCAACCTTCCTACAGAATGGAGGCGAACCGTACGCGGGGTAGGAAGACCGGAGCAAAAGGTAACCCGGCACACCCGAAGGTGTCCCACGCACGGCCCGCCATAACGGGCACAAAAAAAGCGCCTTTGGGCGCTGTGCGCCTTTTGCTTCGTCGGGTTCCTACGCCCGAGCCACTGATTTTGCAGCGGCAAGGGAATGTTGGCCCAACTCGGCGCAGGCGTCAAGCTGCCTGTTCATTATGGCGGCGTTGCGGGTGCTTCCCAAGGGGTGCGGTGGGCCTGTTTGGGTTTACAGTAGCCCGTTGGGTGCTACCGCCGCGATGAGCTGCGCCAATGACCAGATGATGACTGCCGTGGTCACTCCCCACCCCAAACGCCGTGCGTGCTTGCTTTCTGTCATTTTGTGAAAGGCCTCCACAAACCTGCTAAGATGTTCCATACATCATCTCCATGCTTCTCCATGGGGAGCTGATTAGAAACCCCGCTGAGTTTGCCCCTCAGCGGGGTTTCGTCGTTTTTGGGTATAAAAAAGCCCCGGCGAATGCCAGGGCTCATTATGTTGCCGATACGTTATTTTGATGGAGCCGCTACGGTGCCCTTAAGGGCGTGCTCAGTGACTATTGCAAAAATAATTTCTTAATTTTGATTGGTCTGCATGCAGCCCAGTGGGCACAAAAAACCCCGCCGGGGCAGGGTTAGTCGTTCAAGGTAGAAGTATCAAATTCTCTCAACCAATATGCCAAGAGACTAGCTACCTCATCCTCACTATAGTCATGCATCGCCACACCCTCCCAAAGCACAACTATATCCTGATCTGGCATAGTCAGTTCGTAGCCATTCAGAAGAAGGAAACGATACACTGCATCCGCTGCGGTGCGCTTGTTGGCGTTCAAGAATGGATGATTTTGTACGATCCCAAATCCTAAGACACTCGCCAACATCGCTAGATCTTCAGTCTGAGTGTAGTAGCGGTGCATACATGGCTTTTGTTGTGCGCTTTCAAGGCCACCCTGATCGCGTATACCAAAAGGCTCACCTGGGGTGAGCCTTAGCATTTCTTTGTTGATCTGTATTAGCTCTGGAACAACAATGTAACGGATACCGTCACTATCTGAACCACAGTTGCTCATACAGCCTATACCTTAGCTAGCTCGCGATAGGCGTTCTCGTACCGCTCCATTGACATTTTGCCAGCTTTTTCGAATTGAGCCTGATGATCCCCAAGGCACGGACGTGCTTTGACGCGCTCACCTTCCTTGCGCGCAGGAATGATAAGGCGTTCTTGTTTAAGCAGTGCTGACATGGTGACCTCCAAAATACATACCTATCTGACAAAAAAGCCCCTAACGAGTTCGCTAGGGGTGTTCAGATGATGCGTTAAGCGTACGCGGAGGTGTAAAATAATTCAACTGATAGTTGACAGTTTGAAGGCAAAGGGTCGCGGAATTTTCGTTTCACATCACGGCGTGAATCAGTCCTGCAACGCTTGGGTTTACAGGGGTAGCGTTAGCTGCATCCGGTCACGCCAGTAGCGCTCATTGGCTTCTAGCGGCTCTTTGCGCCAGCGCCATGCGGCAAGGCCGCGACCTTCTTGGCTGGCCTGCTCCCGCCGATCATCCAGTGCTTGCCGCGCCTGCTCCCATTGCTGCCTGGCGTACTCGCCGCCCTTGGCGATGGTATCGAGAATATCCAGCACCCAGCGGCGGAAGGCTTTGGCCTTTTTGGTACGAGCGAACATAGCAAGCAAGTGAGCGCCGCGCAGAGAGAAGATGCGTGTTGTTTTGCGCTGGCCATGCTGGTCGGTCAATTTGACCGTGCAGGTCATTGTGTCAGAGAACTCGTCTTTATTACGGGCATAGATGCGACTTATTGCGCTTTCATCCCTGTACCCCAAGGCGTGAGCAATTTGCACCCCCCTTGCCCACACTTCGCCATCACGAGTAATCAACTCAATTTCGGTGCCTTCAAATACCATCGGTTTCATTTTTCGTTTCCTCAGGAGAAAGAGCCCGTCGCACAGAGACAGCGGCCCCAGAGCTAACCGCGCTCACCGGGCCCTTACTGCTGAGGACTCTGGTTGGTTGCGCCGTGCGAGGCGCATAAAAAAGCCCCGGCGGTTGCCAGGGCATTGTTGGTTGCTGCCAGAGGTGCAGCGAATTGAAGTCGGTAAAGATCGTTACGCCACAAACGCCCCATCCTCTCCGGGCAGGCGCCGCACGTTCGTAAGTTCCATGGCCTTGAGACGCTGCTGGTGTTCAAACTGGTAAACCAACTCAACACGCGCTTCGATAGCCTGGGCGAGTTGCTGCTGTTGCTTGGTTTCCTGATCGGCCATGCGGTGCTGCTCGTTGAGCGTATCCAGCGCGCCCGTTTCGATGTGCTGGATCTGCGCCAGCAAGGCGTCTTGCTCCTCATGGTTCAACCGTGCAAATTTGGGGTGGCCGTACAGGGTGGTGTAATCGATGCCCTGGTGATGTACGCCGCCCATCCCAGCAATCACGCGCCACTGTGTGCGTAGTGCGTTGAACAGCTCTAGCGCTGGCCAGTGTTCTTCCCACACCCCAAACGTTTCGGGCGCGGCAGCGCGGGGCTTTTTGCGCTTGATGCCCCACGCTTTGGCGTCTTCTTCGGTGTGGTCTTTAATCGACCGGGCACCCGCCCACCACCGGCCAGCGCCGCTTAGTTTTTTGCAGCGGCCTGGCTGCGGCCTTCTTGGGCGGCGAACCAGCTCAGAATCAGCGGGCGGCGAATGTAGGTGGTTTGCATTAGCTGCTCTACCAACTCCTTGCTAAACGGCATGTCCTTGCCATTTTCGTCCTTGATGCCGGTGACGTTTTCAAGATCGTCTAACAGCTCTTCGTCGTTTTTCTTGCCTTCCTGCTGGGCTTCAACCGTTGCGCGATAGGTGTCCCAGTCGTGCAGTTTCCAGGTGGCTTGAATGGTAGCGGCCTTCTCTTCGCCCGGTACGTGAACGGGTACATCAACGGTGGTGGTGGGGATCTTTTTCAGCACTAGTGACATGGTGTTTTCCTTGATGAGGGTAGGCGTAAATAAACACGCCGCCTCAGCGGGCGGCGTGGTGTGGCGGGCTGTTGGTTTAGGTGAAGACGTATTTCACGTCGTCGTCGTTGCTGCCGGTGGGCAGGTAACGGATCTCCATGCCGTAGTGCATGATGCCTTGGTTGTCGCTGGGCGTGATGTTCGCCGCCTGCGCCTGAAGCCCTTCGGCTTTGATGATGTTGCCGGGAGCTGTGCCGTGGGTCAGTGTGACTTCACCCAGGGTTACCAGCTGGTGACTTTCAACTTTCTCGAAGGCGTTGAAGTCGGCCAGCGCGGGGGCTTCGATGGTGATGTTGCCCGTTACGCGGCGGTCGGTAATGTGCACGCCTTCATAGCCTGCCAAGTTGCGGTACTCGACCTGATTGCCTGCGTTTTGGCTAAACGCCTGCAGGCGGGCTGGGTAGCCGAACAGGGTGAACGTGCTGTTCTGTTTGTTGATCGGCACTTCTCCGGCAATCGTGCTTTCTGCGCCCTGAACGCTGGGGGCGTTTTCCGGGCGGCTGTACAGGCCCGTGAGGTTGAACTGCCAGTACGGTAGGCTTTGGGCATCCGCGCCGATTTCGTAGGTGCCGCGTGCGCCGCGAATCTCCTGCACTTGGCCGTCTTCGTACCACCAGATCGTGACGCTATCCATGTTTTGCGACACAGGTTCGTAGGTCACTGACGTGGCGTCGGTGGTTTCAGACAGCCCGCACGCCCGTAGCAGCGGCGAGTACGCGGGCGCTTCGCCGACGGTACCTGAACCGGAAAACGGCACGCGAATTTGACGCTCGACGTTGGGGCCGGTGTTGATCTGTTCAAACCCACCAAACCCGTAGCGCATGCGCTCACGCTCGACGGTGTTGCCCGCGTAGGGGTTGCCAGCGTCCAGCATCACCACTTCAAGAATCGTGGCGGTAGCGGGATCGGGTGCTACGCCGTACTCGGTTTCTACTGCCACCACGGCTAGGCGGCGGCGCCATTGTTTACTCATCGGTCATTACCTCTTGCTTGGCCGCTGCCTTAGCGGGCTTGGGTGCGGCGGTGTCGGTTTTCACCGGCGCTGCTGCGGGCTTTGTGTCTGCCGCCTTGGCGGGCTTTGCGGGCGTGGGCTTGGTGTTGTGCACTAGCTCGCGCTTGCCGTTACGGATGACGTAGCGGCCTCCTGCATTGGGCATGGGGGTTCCCTCCAGGCATTAAAAAACCCGCACGCGGCGGGGTTTGTGGGGTGGTTGGGTATGGCTAGTCACGCAGCCAGGTGTCAGTCGTCCAGAACTCGCGCCACCAGATCAATTCACCGCGTATATCGGTGGTTTGCCCGCCTCGGTACTGCATGGGGTTGTGCTGAGGGCTAAAGCCGTGCCCCATCAGCGCTTCGCGCAATGCTTGCCGCTGGGCTTTGAACTGGTCACGTTTGCACACCAGCCAAATGCCGTAGGTCAGCCGTACTTCCTGTACTGGGCGCGTGGTCTGGGCATCGCCTTTGGCGGCATCCTCCGCAAAATAGGCCAGCGCGGCGGGGGTTTGGGCTTCGAAGTTGTCGATGGGGTCGGCAAACCACGCTTCTTGTACGGTGGCCATGCCTGGGCATTTGTCGCGCAAACGCGCCAGCAGGTCGTCGATAATGTCCGGGTCGGTCATGTCAGGCCTGCTTTGCGGTTGAGGATGTAGTTCAGTCGGTCGTTAAACTGCTGGGGTAGGTCTTTACGCACTAGGTCTTGCGCCGCTTCAATCACTTGCGGGTTGTCCACCATTTCGGGAATGGATGGGCCAAAGCGCATGATGGGCTGGCTTTGCGTATCCCCTTTATCTTTACGCCGCAGGATATGGCCTTTAGCCAACCAGCCGCCTTGTACTAACTGACGACCTTTGTCTTTCCGAACCCTTACGCTCACACCCCGGCGGCGGGCCATGCTGCCCTTGCGTGGGCCGCTTTGAACGCGGCGTTTGGGATTCACAGACACCCAACGCTCAGAGGGTTTGAACTGAACCAGCGGCAAACGTCGGCCCGTATAGAGAATCGCGCGGTCAACATCGCGGCGGTAGCGTTCAATACGCAGGCGCTTACGAATATCGCCCGCGCTCACGGTGTAGCGTTTTCGTGTCTCTTTGCTGATCTCTGTTGCGGCTTTTCGCGCGGTGGCGTTCACTGCCCAGCTCAGCGCTTTTTCTACGTCTTTGGGGTCGAACTGCTGTTTCAGCTCCTGCAGTTCACGAACATCAAACTGTAGGTTGGGCATAACGGTCTCCCCTCACGATACCCACAGGCGACGCCAATAACCGTCGTCTTCCAGGGTTTGTTGTACCGTCCACGTTCGATTACTCAGCGCTATCGTGTCGCCCTGCCCTGAACTCGGCACCCGCTCAACCGGCACCAAGATCGTCGCAACGCGCATGGCCACTTGGTCTTGGTCGTACACTTCGTGGCTTAAATCCAGCTGGTAAGGGATCTCAACCAAGGCTGCACCGCCCTTTGGCTGGTAAGTGCAAAGGCCATCGGTGAGGTGGTTAACAACCGCCTCATTGAGGCGGTTGAGGTGGTCGCCGAAGCTCATGATTAGCTGGCCGTGTTAGCAAAC